ACAAGGGAGTGATAAGAACTTTCGCATATAGTTCTCAATAAAGGCCATCTGAGGCATCCAATCTTGTTTTCTGGGAGCATCTCCACATTTTCTAATCCTATCTTTTTTCACACTTTTTTTTGTTTTCACAGCAGCCCGACGAATTACTTCATACATGATGACTTGTGCCCAGGTGGTCATACTATCAATTACATAAGTACCTACATGATTGAAGAATCCTCGACGATATAGATTATTAAATGTATCTTCCCAAAGTTGGCAGGCTAGAGGTTTGAAGGGATCTTCACGCTCAAAGTTAGTATCTGCCAAAATCTCACCTGTATTTATCATATCTTTAAGAACATCTGTGCCCCCTGGATCAAAGGAGTGGATAAGAACCGGCTTAGGGCAAGTTTTTACTAAGCTAGTTTTACCTACCTTAATCGGCCCATGCACTATACAGTTAAAGGTTTGATTACGAGGATCTTCATCGTACATTTTTTTGATTTTTTCTGCTTCTCTTTTAATCATTAGAAGTGTGCTCATTAAACATTCCTTTGTTTAAAATTTGAACATAAAGGCTAGCTAACTCGATCATTTTTCTCTCTAGCTAACCATCCCATTAAGGCAAATGCTCGACGAATCCAATATTCTTCATATTCACATTCATCTTCACCTTCATGATCATCAAATCCATAATAAGAATTGAACCATTCATTAAATTCAAGTGTTTCATCTTCTTTCCAATACTTATTATACCAACTATCTCTATATACAATAACCACTTTAAAGTTCCCCTTTGTTTATTTTTTGAACATAGTTATAATTCATCTTTAGCTATATTATTTAGTTTTACTTTTTTAACTAATAATGGTTTTACTTTCTTGGCACATTCAGGGCATTCAATTAATGTAGTATACTGAAAAGATGGAAAAAATCTTTCTTCCAGCACTAACGTACCACAGTTAGGACAAATACTTTTAGTTTTATTCATTTTCTTCCTCTAAATATTACAATCATAGAGTCATGTTTCCCTTTATTTTTAGTACTATAAATACCCTTTGAGTTGAAACCTTTAAAAGATACTCTTCCCTTTAGGAACCTTATTTCTGCATAAGGAAGCATAATCTCATGAAATTGTTTTGTCCCAGTTGCAGCGGGAATTAATAATACACAAGTTTTTCCTTTCTGCCATTCTTCAAAAGCTTTTTGAATAAACTTTGGTTTATCAATACGATTATAGGGAGGATTAACAAAATTAGAAGTCCCCCATTCTATTGTCAAGCCATTAAAATTAGCATTTAGAGGACATGGATCAAAGTTAAAATGAAATTCAGCATTTAACTTATCATACAGTTCCTTAGGCGTCTCCCAGTTATCATTGTTTTCTAATCCATCACGATTTTTCATTCTTCTCCTTTTTTTTTATATTTCTAATTTTACATTAACATTCGTTTCTAAAGGATTCCAGAAATCTATCTGAAAACCTATCGGACATTGATCAACATATTGCAAAGGATTTGCCCATGCTCTACAAATATCATGATACTGACATCCCGACCAGTTTGAGCATCCAGTTGAATTCATAGGAAAACTGCTCAAGATTGGATCAGAATCACTACATCTGGCCAGATAATCAAAATTTTTCTGAATCATGTCCAGCCAGTAGATAACTGTATTCAGCCACTGATTCATGGCACTGTTTGATAGATATACTGGAACCTCCATGAAATCAAAGTGCCGGAAAGGATCCTTAGCATCAGTTTTTGGGTTATCTTTAGTTTTCTTAAAAAACGTTCCATCAATTACTACACCTCGTACTTGATCTGGGGGATACATACAGTTAAGAACATGTGAATATGTTCCAACTTGCATACTGAGATACCATTGGAGTCCCCAATTCCAAGTAGATGAGCCTGTCTTATGCTCTAGGGAAGAGATTCCATGAGAACTCTTAACAACTGTATCCATTTTAAAACTTATATTATGTTCATCAGAGAGAGTAACAGTTCCTCCAATTTCCACCATAGGTTTGCCAGAGTGATAAACAACTTCATAATCTTGCATAAAGATTTTTCTCATACTCGCATAGTATGCGAGAGCTAAATACGCTCGTCTGGGAACTTTTGGTAAATACATTTCTTCATCTTCTTGATCTATAAATTTTCGGAAGTAAGGAAGGAAGTGATTATGATAGGCTTCCTGAACATTCTCTTTCTGAAAACCTGTTGTATACATATGAGCCAAGGCTTCATGCCAAGCAGCTCCGAATATGAGATGAATATTGACTCCTGCATTGCGCCAGCCCAAAACATACTCGAAAAAATACTTCCTAGGACACTCCATAAAACATTTAATCTTTGTAGCATCTTGTATGTCCCAAGTATGATTTGTGGGGACAGGATATGTTAGATCTTTGTTATAGTTCATTTATCTTTTCCTCCGTATTATCCTCATAAATTTGCCGTCTTCTCCTCATATCATTCTCCAAATATTTAAGTGATGCTTGAACCAGGCTTGTGATACGTCTTAAATCACTCTGAATAGCAGTTTTCCAAATGAGAATTTCTCTTAAATTATCTTCTAGATTAGTTTTCATTTTACTCCCTTCTATATTAATAAGGGTTAAGGGTTAAAGATTAAGTAACCCTTTCTGATTTCCGATTTCCGATTATTATTCTTTCGAGGTATTCTTTTTTTCTTCTTGTGGGATTGAATAGAAGTAGATTCAATCTCTCATGTTTCTGACCTAATATAAAAGCAGCTACTATACAAAGCATAGGCATACCTGAGATCATAAGAAGATCATCTTTGGCTGATTTTTCAAGTATTGGAATAAACTTTCTATATGCTTTGCTAGTAGAAAACCTGGCCATATTTCCCTCAGATAAAAATACAAGTTCTCCATATTCTTCTGCTGCAGAATAATCATGAATCGACTTATTGACGATATAGACTTTTGGCATAGAATCACCTCCCTTCCACTCAAAATTTGAATATAGTTGTTAATAATCCATAGACTTAGGATCGGCATGAATAGTTACATCCAGAACGCCTTTAATCTTCGGTAACTTAAACTTAGGATCCTTTCTGGCCCTTTCCTCATCTTCCCAATTATTCCGATCGATTTCAACATCTACTCTGCTGATAAGGAGTTTAGAATCTGATTCAAATTTCCTGAGACTTGCCAGAATATCCGCCTCGATCTTGCTTTTAGCTTTTTTAATTTCTTCAATTGTTTTCATTTGTTTGTTCTCCTTTGTTCTCCTTTGTTCATTTTTTGAACATAGTTATTATAAAATACCTTGATAATCGTTTTCTGCCGAAGTATCTAAAATTTTCTTTGCAAATCCAAACCTCGGAACACCTTTACTTGTTATATTTTGATATCTGACTTCTAACCAATCTCCAATGTGTTCTTCTCGATCTTGCCAGATTTTTCTACGTTCACTATGACTGAGCTCACCAGCACCTATAGAAAATACTGTAAAGTCATTTCCCTGACAGATAAACTTTCCGACCATTCCTTGATGTTCGCCTAGACCTTCTATGAGATTTATGATCTTATAAACATCTCTTTTCTTTGGTTTAAATTTTAGTATAAACCGAGAACGCCTGCGGATATAATTAGCTTCTATATGTCTGATAATGATTCCCTCATATCCAAGATCTAAAATTTCTTGATATTTCGTCATAATTTCAGACATGCTAGAGCAGAAATCGTAAGGAACAAGTTTGAGATATTGGAAAGTATGTTGATGGAAGATATCTTGTAAATGTGTTGTGCGGATAATCTGAGGTGCATCAGAAATAATATCAAATATATAGTACGATATCTTTCTATAATCAGGATGCATATTGATAGTTCGACTAACTATCCCATGAATTTGATCGAAATCTGATCCGTGATGATATAGTTCACCGTCAAGTTCTATATATGTGTTTAGGGATTTTAGTTCCTCTTGAATATGAGGCATAGAAATAATTTTACTCTCGGTTGAGCTGAGTAAAATAGGCTGGGTAGATCCATTACAAATTGCTCTCATGCGTTCGCCATCGAGTTTTGGCTGAACTATAACTGGCCACTTCCAACCAAACTTTGGATTAAATAACCGTCGTTCCTCGAAAGGATAGCATAATTGAATCCCAATACGTTCTTTCATCTTATTATTTCCTTTTTAAGAAGGCTAGGGAGATTTATTTTAGTATCTCCCTAGCCCTTTGTTCAAATTTTGAATATAGAAGGCTAGAAGGCTAGAAGATTAACTACCGTTTTTACTTTGCATCAATTTAGCAATCATGGCATCTTGCTCCTCTTCAGAAAGTGTAGCAAAGTATGTTTCGGTAGCTACACTCATATCAGTCGGCATACGTTCCATAACAACTCCCGGTACGTATTTAGTGACCAGTTCCTCGACATTCCGGCCTGTCATTAGATAAGATCTCATAGCACTCTGCAGCTTGATCTTCATCTGCGCTCGGGCCTGAGAGAATACAATGGACTCACCAAAAAGATCAACCATCTCCTCTAGGGTTTTTCCGAAGTTGTAATAAATGTTCGCACCTTTTCCATTCTTCTTCGCTGATACTAGAATACTTCCATCGGCCGGATCTTCCATGTCAGTTATCAAATCAATAGTTGCCGAAATTCCATTCGTCTCATTCGTCTCATTCTTTTCAATCATTTTTCTTCCTCCATTTAATAGATTAATAATAAAAATTTATAGTTAGGAACATTCCCTTAGGAACATTCCCTAATCAATATAAAACCATTATAATCATTCTTACCCACAGTTGTCAATGTTTTTATTTTTTTCTGTGTTTTTCATCTGTCTGTCAGCCCGGATGGCTAACAAACGTTTTAGCATTTCTGCTTGCTGAGACTTTGGGAGATTTTTTATATTCTGCTTGACGAGAGATTTTTCTGTCTTTTTTTCTCTTTCTTTTTTCATCGGAATAATTATTAACTTTCCTTCAGCTATATGGAGGTCCCTAACTAATTTTTTCTGTTTCCTCCGTCTGAGTTTCTGGCAAATTATCAAAGTTGTAACTTGTGAGTTTAATTTTGCGATCATTTTATCTGTATCTTTTATTTCTTTGATTATTTTTAGATTTTCTTTTCTTAATTCCTCGGAGCTCATAAATTTCTCCTTTTGAGATAATATATCCCTGTTTTTGTAGAAAGGTTAAGTTTTTCGATGACAGTCTCTTATGTCCAGGCTTTTTCTTTGTCATAAAATCACCTTAAGATTTTCCTTTTCTCACTGTTTCTTTTTTCTGCTCTTCCAATTTATTTACATAAGATAGGTTAGGATTGTGAGTTGCTAAAGCCTTTCTCTCACGATCAGAAACCTCTGCAGGATAGTCTGTGAAAATTCCATTAAGAGTTTTTATTATCCTTACATAAGATTCTCCTATCTGAAGAAGATAATAATATCCGTCCTCATTTTTTCTGATCAGATGTTTTCCAATCTCTACATATTCAATAGTCATAAGATCCCATCACCTCCTTTTAGTATATCTTGATAGATTCTTCCGTTAGTCCAGATATGAAAAATGTCTGAAAGATTGAAAGCTAGCTCATCTCCCCAAATTTCGAGAAACTCTTTTGGATATCTAGACTTACAAATATGATCTGGAGATTCTTGATAAAATACTATTTGCTGATCTTCGGAATCCCAATAAAGTTGTCTGTTACATTCTATGCATCTGTCTATTTTAAACATGATAGTTAGCCCTTCTCCTCTAATAAATATAATTTCATATTTGTCTCCTTATCCTCATCTTTGTTTAAATTCCGAACATCTTCATCTGGTGGATTGTAGCAATATGCGCTAGGTGGATATCGGGAGGTTTTCCCAGCTAGCTTACATTCACCAAAATAGTTCTCATGTGGACAGTTAGCATAACACATAGATTTCTCCTCTTGTTATCTAAAAAGATGCTCATAAACATCTATCAAGATAGGTATCTCCTGACAGATGAATATAATAACCAAAACGGCCAGAATCAAAACTCCCTCCGCGTGTTTAGTAATCCAATTCACTCAATTCTCCTTTATCAAACCAAAACTATGTTCAAAATTTGAACATAGTTATTCAAACATGTTCATCATATCACACTTGTTAATTAGAGTCAAAAAGATATAATCATTCCTTAACTTTTGGAGTATTATTAAGCAAGGCATTTCGATAATCTATATCATTCCCAGGAACCTTCGTTAAGTCTTTATTTGTTCGCTCATCTTCGGCCAAAACAGAAATATCTGCTATATCTTGATTAAGTTCATCATGAGTAGGAAGTGTGTTGAGACTTCTTATCTCACCCTCACCTTCACCATCACCATTTACTAACGCTGATTCTTTCATAATCTGATCAGCTATCTGTACTAAATCTCCCTGAATCTGTTCCCCCTTTTGCTCCATTTGTAGATATTTTCGGAGCCTTTTCGACAGACGGTTAGATTTCTCTAACCCATTATCACATCTTAATTTTGTAAGTATTCTAACTGCTTCTGAACATGAGGAGACTGTGAACTCGGGCAAACTTTCAGCAAATATTTTAAAAGCCTTACTGATTGCCTTGCCTTTTGTATCTATTACTATGTTCTGACTGTGAAAGAACCTAACCACCGTCGCCATGTCTGTAACACTAACTCTCACAGACGCTACCATTGTAGGACTATCATTCATAACTTTCTCCTTTCTCCTTTTTAGTTCCTAATCTTGCCTCTTCCAGCGCTAACCGACAGTAATATTGCCAGGTTCTAATCTGAATCCTGCGATTATGGTTCTGTAATGTTTTTGGCATTTGCTTGATTTGATCATATTGAACCTGAAAAACTCTTATGACCTTATGTAGATTCAGACAATCTTCTCTGGTTGCTTGGCTTCCGAAGTAAATTGCTTCTTCTACATTTTTGAATCTATATTTCATCGGCTTCCTTCCTTCGTTTAAAAAATGAACATAGATAACGATCGTTACCTATGTCCATAATTTGAACATAGTTTGTATGTTCACATGTTAGATATTCTCATTCATAGTAATCTTACCTGCAAATAGCAGGCAGTGTATATTGGTATCTACAGGATCCGGATTAGTTTCCTCAACCATACCTATCTCAAACCAGATCTTATCCTCCATCATAGGCTCATCTGGAATATCTATCTCAATCTCCTCATCTCCAGGCCACACTTTTAGTGCTTCTAACAACTCATATTTATTCATATCTCCTCCTCCTCCTCCTCCTCATCCTGTTATCTCACGGTCAGTCAAACCAACCTAACCACCAAAACCTCATCATATCACACCTACCCCTATCTGTCAACAAGGATGAAACCTATGTATGTGTTTGTAGCCCATGTCCGCCATGTCCGCCATGTATGCTCGGT